TTCAGCCTGCTCTCCCCCCGTTCGTGCCTCCTGCGGATGTCCCCGGCGGCCCTGCGTCTCCGGCTTCTGACTGCTACATACGGCTCTTCTTCAACGACCTTCTCTTTGGTCTGCTGTCCAACTTTAACAATACCTATCTGGGCGCTACATCTGGCTCATCTATTGTTATGCCGCTCACGCAGTCGTCGCTGACGCCAATACCCAGCGTCTCATCACTCCCCTATCTATATACCAACGAGATTCTGTTTACTAACCAGCAGTTCAAGAACGTCCTGAATAACAATCCCTTTCTCCAGGGTTTCAATGCAGTCCCGCCCCCTTTTTACAACTATTTATTCTACCTTCCGCCTGCGAAGCAGAATCTGTACTGGGTTGCGAAGCAGGACTATCGCTCTACTGATACGATGTGGAGTCCTGTGGCGAACATCGTCTTTACATCGTCGCTGCTGCCTCTTAAGAAGGAGTATAACGCGGCCCCTGTAGAGCTGAATCAGACGAATGTGAGTGGCAGGTCTATCCCGGCACAGAGTTCCTTCGAGCCCATCATCTGCGACTTTGCTGTTGACCAGCAGATTGAGTCGGCGCAGGGATGGAGGTCGTTTGCCCTCTACGAGCCTACGGCTGAATACAGACTGCTGAGCATGCAGGCCTCTCACGAGGAAATTCGTAACATTGACATCCAGGTCTGGTGGCGCTATAGACTGACTGGTGAGCTGATTCCGCTCACGATGGCCAACTCTTCTGACGTCAGTATTAAGATGATGTTCCGCAAGGTAGACTTTCGTTCTTAAGTCCCCAGGAAAATCCTCCGGCTTAAATAAATGAGTCCTATTACTCCGGCGCCCAATAGAATCCCAAATGTCCCGGCACTATCTCTGATTTACAAGATAGTTATAGGAGATAAGTTCTATATCGGCTCTACGAAGGGCTCTCTGGCGGCAAGATTGTTGACGCACTATAAGAAGGCGCAACTGTTTCCCGAGCGCAAGGTGTACAAGGCCATTGCTGCATTGGGTGGTTGGCATTGTTGCTCGGTGGAAGTGCTGAAGACATTTGCTTTCACAACGAATGAAGCTCTGAGGCTGGAAGAAAAGGGATATATAAACCTGGTTGACCCACTCTGTTTGAACTCGATTCGGGCGATAAATGGATAATCCGGCCCAGATTTTTTTTGTTTATCCTTAATATAAGCATGAGTTCAGACATTGCGAAGCTTGCCGTGTATGACAGCCGCATCGTTCAGCAGCAGCCGGCGTATGCCGTGGAGAAGGGTGCTCTTTCCGTCACCAACAGCCCTTTCACGGCTATTTCGCAGAGCCAGAGCCAGCACAGCTACAACATCTACGTGCCGAGTGAGAACGTGTACGTGGCCCGTGACATGGACTGGTCTAGCACGGTGAATCTGCGTGTTGACGTTCAGCTGGGTGACACGGCGGCTGGTCAGTTTCCCGCTGGTCAGCCTCTTCTGGAGCTGGGTGTGGACGGCTCGCTTGCCGCCTTCCCTCTGAATGCCCTGTGCGCCACGATTACGGCCACCATTAACGACACCACGACCACGATTAACTCCCAGGATGTGCTGACGGAGATTATGCGTTTGACGGACTACCGCGGCAACAGACTGCAGCGTACCTGCCCTACGATGTTGGACAAGTACCAGGTCAATGAGGACGCTCTGAATGCGCAGAACGACCCTATCTCTGGCTACACCAACGCGGCTCACGACTATGCTGAGCCCACCAACGGCTCTTGGGCGAACATTGTGTTCACTACGCCTACGGGCACGGTTCTGGATCCCGCTGTGGCCTCGACCACCTACGTGGACAGCTACGGCAATACGGTGGACGTGGTGGACGGCATTCCCGTCTCTACTGACCAGGGTGCTGGCGTGGTAAACGGCCTCTACAGTGTCTTCCTGCAGTTCAGGACGACGGAGAAGCTGTCTCTGAGCCCCTTTATCTTTGCTAATGAGCACGCTGAGGACACGGGCCTGTTCGGCATCAACAACATCCAGCTTGTGATGAACATGCGTGACCCCAACCGCGCCCTGCGTCTGCGTGACGCCTACGTTGGCACCACGACCAAGCTATACTATGGCTCGTCTCTTCTCCCCGCTCAGTACACTGCTCCCGTCACCTACAACAATGGTGTGGCCTCGGGGCCCTTCAGAGACTCTCAGATCCACGTGCAGTTCCTGACGCCCAGTCTGAGCATCCCTCTGCCTCCCAAGAGCTGCGTCCCCTACATGGAGTTCCCTCGTTACATCACTCAGGTGTCGAACCCTCTGGCGGCTGGTGATTCTGAACAGCTGGTGTCTCAGACGATTACGCTGCCTCAGATTCCCGACCTGCTGATTATCTACGTGAAGGCCATTGCGGATCCTGCGGAGACGACCGTTGACCGTTCTCTTGACCCTTCTCTCCCTCAGTACGGCTCTGCCTATCTGCCCGTGCTGACGTCTGAGAATGGTTCGCGTTCTGTTGCGCCTCTGAGCGTGAACTTTGACAACTTCTCTGGTCTGCTGTCTTCCCACACGTCTGAGCAGCTCTATGCGATGAGTGTGCGTAACGGTCTGGAGATGGACTGGAACACGTGGTCGGGCCGTGCCCGTGTGGCTTCTGGTGCTGGCGGCAAGAATATCAGCTCTGTTGGTGGCTTTCTTGTGCTGAAGCCCGGTGTGGATCTGACGCTGCAGGAGGGCCAGGCGCCGAGCCTGGTGGGCAACTTCACGCTCCAGTTTAACCTGAGCGTCCGCAACACGTACCCCTTCTCGGTGCGCCCCCAGATTTTCATCATCACGGCCAACTCTGGCTTCTTTGAGAGCATCCGTGGCTCTTCTCGCATCATCAAGGGTGTGCTTTCAGAGCAGGACATCATTGCGGCGCCTCTGGCTCCCGCTGGTACGATGGCTGGCCTTGCGCGCATGGTGGGCGGCAAGATGCTCCGCATGGCGAACCGCATGATGTATGCTGGTCGCCCCGAGCGCAAAGAGCAGGAGGCTCCTGACCGCCGCCCGCGCCGAAGCGAAGCGCCGCGTGACTTGGCCTCTCGTCTGATGTAAATGGCTTCCGCCGTGTTAATACTATTTAACTCTACTTGGGAACCCCCGGTAGAATTAAATTGTGTGGCCTTAGTATACAATGTCGCTGGATCCTCTTTCCAACCCGCTCAGTTCCGTTGGTGTTTTACCCTTCGGGCAAAATCTGCGCTCGCAGACTGCTGTGACAAACAATGTCAACTGGAGTGCTACAACTCAGTATTTCATTAATGACATGGTGCGCTCACCGCTTGACGGCGGCATGTATGTGTACGAGGCGTGGAGTGGCGTAGCCAACACGCCGACGTGTCGTGTTGGCGGCAGCGATCCTTCCACCGCGGCTGGCAAGACAGCGGGCTGGTCTTCGACTCAGGGCAACGGACTGAAGACTGTGCAGCAGACGGCGGCGGCGGTGACAGGCACGGCGCTGGGCGCGGCGGGGGCGCTTGGTGGCACGGCTGGTCTGACTTTAACCATTCCTAGTCCCACTCTTGTTGGCGCTTCCGTGTGGCTCGTGAAGCTGGACTACGTGACGGGTCTTACGGGTGTTGCTACTTTTGGGGCAACCGAGTGGGTTGCTTGGACGGTGACGCCTAACGGCACTGCTCCCGCGGCTCGTCAGTGCAATCACGTCTTTGGTGCTGGTGCCACGTCCTCGGGCTCTCCCGTTTCATTTATTGTGAACGCTCCGGCTGATGCTACGACTCTGACGGTGACTGGCGTACAGAGTGCTACATCTGTGGTGCTGCTTCCTGGCACCGTGATCGCAACGTTTGCTCGCCTTTCTTAAATGTATTATCTTAGTAGATGAGCGTACAAGGACTACAGAACCCCTACCAACGCCTACAGATACTTCCAACGACAATGAATTGGCGTGGGACGTGGCTGGTGACTCAGAACTACTTTTTAAATGATGTTGTAATCAGTCCGATAAACGGGGCATCCTATATCTTAGCAAATCAGACAGCTCTCACTGGTGGTGCAGACCCATCAGCAAACGCAGAGTATGTAGAACTCTCGCCCCTCTCTACTGGCGTGGTGGGTATTACAGCAGGAACGGCCATTGGTATATCAGGGCCATCAAACAATCCCACTATTACAAATAATGGTGTGAGGACAGTAGATGGCGATGGTGTGACCATCGTTGTAGATAATACAGACCCCAACAACCCGGTAATATCATCGAACTCTATTACGATTATTCAGCCCGGCCAGGGCATTTCTGTAGATAATACTAATCCCATGATTCCGGTCATCGGTAATACTGGCGTTCGTCAACTTGTCCCTGCGGATGCGTCAGTAAACATCTCAGCGCCCACGGGGATTGTCACAATCTCAGCCAATGGACTTCTTGGTGTGACGCAGGGAGTGGGCATATCGCTGACCGGCACGCCGCAGAATCCTGAGATTGCAAACTCTGGTGTAGTAAGCCTGGGTATAGGTGCGGGTCTTTCATCAACTGGTGGAGTGAATCCGACGATTGCTAATACTGGTGTTCTAACGGTGGCTGCTGCTGATAGTTCTATCATTGTCAGTGGTACAGCGCAGAATGTTCAGTTGCGGACGGCTGCACCCGTGATTACCAGAGTTTTTAGTAGCGCATGGCCCAGTGGCTCAAATCCTCCTGTGATTCCTGGGGCGGCGCAGGTGTTTGCGGTGCAGGTGCCATTACCCCCTTCAAACATCTTCAGAGACTATCTTGATAATGGCGCGCCAGATGCTACTGGTATTTTTATGATAGATATGTCGGCATTCGTATTCAATTTCCTTTCTAATGGGGCTCCTAACGTGGTTCAAAATGTCTTCTATGTAGCGTTTTTTGACGGCGTTCAAAATGTGGAGTATGTCTCTGCGACGATATTGAATAACTATTATTTGACTACTGGAACGGCGTATCCAGTAATAAGCGCATTAGGGTTAATATATTTTAATGTTGCGGATGCGCGTGCAGCGGGGATGAGAGAGTTGACTGCTATAAGGATTTATAATAATACAAATGGGGCTATGCAAATTCAGAGTGGTCTCCAACTAATCAACGGGACATACTACCCGCTGGGTCTCGAATAATAAACTACAACTCTTATAGAATGGCTGCGCAATCATCTCTAGACCTTTCAACACCTTTCCGTCGTTTGAATGCTCTTCCTACGGCGGTCAACTGGAGAAACGATGTTTGGAGCCCGACAACGGTCTACTTTAGGAACGACGTAGTAGTATCGCCTATTACGAATGGCTCTTATATAAATATCACCCCTACAACGACGATACTAGGTGGTGGTGATCCGTCTACAAACCCCACGGCCTGGTATGAATTCGGTGGGTCAGGTGGGGGTGTTCAAGAAATCCAGGGCTCTGAATACATTACGGTGGGCCCTACATCTACTCCAGAGATTACGAACAACGGTGTCTGTGAAATGGACATCGGCCAGAATCTGAATAATCTTGGGACACAGAATGACCCTATATTAGAAGACCTTGGAGTCTCTCTGCTGTTCGCTAATCCAGGCATCTCTGTAGCGGGTAGTGCAGTGGCCAACGCGGGGGTGATTCATTTGAATGGAGGTTCTGGGATGACTGTAACAGGTGTCTCAGAACTTTCATTATCTTATACTGGCGTCTCAGCAATAAGTCCCTCTAACGCCAGTATAACGGTTGGAGCGGGCACGTCGCCCCTGATTTCTAACACGGGTCTTCTAAGTCTTACAACCAGCACGGGCCTTGTAAACAGTAGCACGGCTCAGACACCTAATATATCTAATGGTGGTGTGATAGACATTAGTGGAGGTACAACTGTTCTCGTGACGGACTTCCCAAATATAAAGCTCGCAACGATTCACCCTTCTATTAGTCTTATCGGCACTTTAGTGAATGCGAACATGGTCCCTAATCCTACGATTAGTAATGATGTAGTAGGTCGCATACCAGTCACCCAGATTCCAGGTTCAGTTTGGGCAACTAGTATTGCGACGCAGCTGCCCTATTCTTCTGGTACATTTACTATCAATATAAGTCTTGGATGCACCGTGAACACCGGATCTTCTCTAAACATGGGCGCATCGAAAATCACCATCTACGACTCAATTAATAATGTGGCTTATACACCGATAGTATCAGAAGAGTTTGCGAACAATATTTTTCACAACCGTACCTATATACAAAACTCTATTCAAATGGTGTTCTTAGAAATCGTAGTAGATATAGCGACTCTTTGGGCTTCTGGATTCCGTGAGATGACACACATACAGGTGACCCAGATTTCAGTGGACCCTGCCCTTACAGCCAGACTA